TAAAGGATTATTACGATGCTATTAGTAACTTTGACATTAGTTTACCTACTCCTGTTATGGCGGGCGTACGAACACCACAAAGACAATTTAGTTCATGTGTTCTTATTGAAACAGATGATAGTTTGGATAGTATTAATGCTACTACTAGCAGTATCGTTAAGTATGTAAGTCAAAAAGCAGGTATCGGTATTGGAGCAGGAAACATTCGTGCATTAGGCTCTCCTATTAGAAACGGTGACGCTTATCACACAGGCGTTGTTCCTTTTTACAAAATGTTTCAAGCAGCCACACGTTCATGTTCACAAGGTGGAGTAAGAAACGGAGCGGCAACATTATATTATCCTATATGGCATTATGAAGTAGAAGATCTTGTTGTGCTAAAAAACAATAAAGGTACAGAAGATAACAGAGTACGACATATGGACTATGGTGTACAATTTAATAAGTTAATGTACGAAAGACTTATTTCTGGTGGCAATATAACTTTATTCTCGCCTAGTGATGTACCTGGTTTATATGACGCTTTTTTTAGCGATCAAGATAAATTTAAAGAAATATATGAACGTGCTGAACGTAACACTAGACTACGAAAGAAAACAATTCGTGCAAGTGACTTGTTTAGTTCGTTTATGGAAGAACGCAAGAATACTGGACGAATATATCTTATGAATGTCGATCACGCAAACGACCATGGAGCATTCAAGGCTGAGTTAGCACCAGTAAAACAAAGTAACTTGTGTTGTGAAATTAACTTACCTACTAAGCCACTTTCTTCTTTTAACGATGAAGAAGGTGAAATTGCATTGTGTACATTAAGTGCAATTAACTGGGGTAATGTTAAGAAACCAGAAGATTTTAAAAAGCCATGTGATTTAGCAGTACGTGGATTAGACGCATTGCTTACCTATCAAAACTATCCAGTTAAGGCAGCAGAAAATAGTACAGTTAAAAGACGCCCACTAGGTGTTGGTATTATTAACTTAGCATATTGGATGGCTAAGAATGATATGAATTATACTAATCCAAATTTAGATATGATTGATCAGTATGCAGAAGCATGGAGTTATTACTTAATCAAAGCATCGGCGGATCTTGCAACAGAACAAGGTGCTTGTCCTGGAACTAACGAAACAAAATACGGAGATGGCTTGACCCCAAACCAGACATACAAGCAAGATGTAGACGAACTGGTGCCACATACCGAGAGAATGCCATGGCCTGAACTGCGTGAGCAGTTAAAGGAAACAGGTATTCGTAATAGTACGTTGATGGCTTTGATGCCTGCAGAAACATCAGCACAAATTTCAAACAGTACAAATGGGATAGAACCACCCCGTGCATTTGTAAGTGTAAAGCAAAGTAAACATGGGGTATTAAAGCAAGTAGTACCGGAGTTTCGCAAGTTAAAGAACAAATATGAGTTGCTATGGAATCAAGAATCACCTGTTGGTTATTTAAAAATTATGGCAGTTTTACAGAAGTATATTGATCAGGGTATTAGTGTAAACACTAGTTACAATCCTATTCATTATGAAGATGAAAAGATTCCAATGAGTACTATGTTGCAACACTTGTTAATGTTTTACAAGTATGGCGGCAAACAACTGTACTACTTTAATACTAATGATGGTCAAGGTGAAATTGACGTATCAAAACTTGATGATTTGCCACAGGGGGATATTGATGATGCCGACTGTGAAGCATGTGTAATATAAGGAAGAAATAACAATGAGCGTTTTTGATAGCGAAAACAAGAAGAACCACGTAGAGAGTAAAGCATTTTTAGATCCAAACGGAGGAGTACAAATCCAACGTTATGATACACTAAAGTATCGTCAGTTTGATAAGTTTACAGATAAGCAGTTAGGATTCTTTTGGAGACCTGAAGAAGTAGATATTACCGGTGACTCAAAAGATTTTAAAGATCTTACTACACACGAAAAGCATATCTTTACAAGCAACCTTAAGAGACAGATCTTGTTAGACAGTGTACAAGGTAGAGCACCAACAGAAGCATTTGGACCATTAATTAGTATTCCTGAGTTAGAAGCATGGGTACAAACTTGGACGTTTAGTGAGACAATTCACAGTAGAAGTTATACACATATCATTCGTAACGTATACTCGAACCCGAGCAAAGTGTTTGATGAACTAATGGACATTCCAGAAATTGTTGATTGTGCAGATGACATCAGTGGTTATTATGATGACTTAATTGACAAGAGTTTACACTTTCAATTACTTGGTGCTGGTACACATACAGTGAATGGTAAGAAAGTTACAGTAAGTGAATACGAACTTAAAAAGTCTTTATGGTTAGCAATTAATAGTGTTAACATTTTAGAAGGCATACGTTTTTATGTGTCCTTTGCATGTAGTTGGGCGTTTGCTGAACTTAAGAAGATGGAAGGCAATGCTAAAATTATTAAGTTTATTTGTCGTGATGAGAATGTACACTTAGCAAGTACACAAGCATTATTAAAAATACTTCCTAAAGATGATAAAGACTTTATTAAGATTGCTGAAGAAACAAAAGCAGATTGCGAAAAAATGTTTATTGATGCAGTTGATCAAGAATGTGCATGGGCTGACTATTTGTTTAAAGATGGTTCTATGATTGGCTTAAATGCACAACTACTAAAGGAGTATGTTGAGTGGACTGCACACAAACGTATGATTGCAGTTGGATTAACAAGTCCTTATAAAGGTGGAAGTAATCCTTTACCGTGGACACAAAACTGGATTAGTGGAGCAGAAGTACAAGTAGCACCACAAGAAACAGAAATTAGTAGTTATGTAAGTGGTGGTACTAAGCAAGATGTAAGTGACGAATCATTTAAAGGTTTTAGTTTATGATCACAATTTATACTGGTGACCTTTGTGGATTTTGTACAGCGGCAAAACGTTTACTAACTGATTGGGAAATACCATACGAAGAAAAAAATGTAACCCAGGACCCTTCAGCCTTAGAGTTTCTTAAAAGTAACGGACACAGAACAGTACCTCAACTTTATAATGGAAACAAACTTATAGTCGAAGGTGGCTATGATGGTTTAAGGGCCACTGGAAAAGAAACACTCAATGAAAGATTAGGAAATATCGATGTTAGTAACTTCAAACTTTAAAGTAAACGACGTAATTACTTTTAGACTAAACACAGGCGAAGAAGTAGTAGCCAAATTAACAGAAGAAAAAATAGACTCTTATGTAGTAAGCAAACCTCTTGTAATGATATTGCAAGAAAAAGGACCAGTAATGGCACCAATGATGATTAGTGCAGATTGGAAAACTACACCAGTAAACATTTACAAACATGGTGTAACAATGAGTGCATCAACTGTTAAAGAAATTAAAAAAGCATATCTAGAAACTACTAGTGGCTTAGATCTAAGTGCAAGTACAATAATTTAAGTTACTTGTCACCCCAATTGTATTCCCAATACATTGTCCAAAATTCAGAAAACGCCCACAGCATAATAAGTAAAAATGGTAATGCTATAAAGAAGACTATTACTATTAATCTTCGTACTATTTGGTGCTGTCTTTGATACCAATGTACAACTAACTTAATAATCCATTTAAGTTTGTTTGCAATCCAGTCTCCAATTACATATCGTACAAGTCTAACAACAATTAACACAGGTGACATAATTACATCTATGAGCAATAGTGTAATGTCAACTATAATGTCTATTGAGTGATCAACAGTCCACTTATCACGCCATTGTTTAAGTTTGTTTTTAATTTTAGTAAACATACATTTATTTATTGACTTTTCTGCGTTTTTATGCTATAAATAAGGTACAATGTTGAAGCGAACTCAACGATAGACAGGACCCGGGGGCGGTACCCGGCGCCTCCACCATATACACTTTGTAGTTACCAGAACTAGATGGTACCCTAAAGTAAGGACAGACGCAGAGTGTATATGATGGGGGCGAAATAGGATCGACTGGTATTAATTAGGTGAGTGGAGTTGTCCGGATGTAAGCACGGTTATCGCGAACGAAACTTATAATTGCAAATGACAATTATGCGCCAGAAATGGCACTAGCAGCCTAATTTAGGTATGTAGGGGTTGGCAACTTACCTGGCAACAGAAAAGTTGTATTTTTTTGACAAAAAAGGTTGACATATCTCCTAGCTGTGCTATTATAAGTAGTAAGTTAAAAAAAGGAGAAATGCTTATGTATATGTTAAAATGTTTAGTATCGCTTAAAAGTTGTATTGTACGTCAAGTTGTGTTTAAGCCAAACAGTACTGTTCCAATGTCTTTTGCTACAAAAGATTCTGCAACAAAGTATGCTGAGGAGTATGTTCTTAACAAGCCGTTAGCAAATATTGCCAATGCAAATAAAGTTTTTGGTTTCCAGCCTGTTCCATACAACTCAAATCCTAAATTTGATTTAGTTGCTTAATTAAAAATAGTAATAATAATAGGTTGACAAATACTGTTAACCTGTTATACTAATATAGTAAGTTAAATAATAAGGAGTTTTAAATGAAATTAAATAATGTAAACGTAATTGATGTTGAAGTAGATGGTTTAGATATGAAAGATTATCCAGACTTTTGTGATGCTTATATTAGTGAAGCAAAGTTTGCCGATACAAAGCAACAGTTGAATGATAATCAACTTTTTGAATTACAAGAAAACAATCAAATGGAATTTTATGATCTAGTTAGCGAAGAATGTTTAAGCATTGCTGACAGATATTATTCGTAACACGTTAGGTGATACTAACTAGTCGGAACTGATCCACCGATGATGAAGTAGTTTAATCTACTACGAAACAGGATCCGAGGAGCAAGTAAGCCCGGAGTGTACTACCCGAAAGATGTTGAAGATGGAGCGGCTAGACTTTTAAAGATGAATACTGCTATGAAGTAGGCAACATCTAGTACAAGAATTATGTAGGTGCGGTGAAGATGGAGTGTCACACTAGTCTCCAAAACTAGAACTGGAAACAGTTAGAGGGTTCGAATCCTTCCACCTATGCCAAACACGAGGGGGTGTAGCTCAGTTGGTTAGAGCGTCGGCCTGTCACGCCGAAGGTCGCGAGTTCGAGTCTCGTCACTCTCGCCATTTATTATGGACCGTTAGCTCAGCCGGATAGAGCACTTGACTACGAATCAAGAGGTCGGGAGTTCGAATCTTCCACGGTTCACCAAAATATTATAAATTGAATACTAGCAAGACTAGTAACGAACAGAGAACAAATAGGACAATACATTTACAAAGAAGCCCTAGTAAAATTACTTACTAGGGTTTTTTAATGACTAAATAATATAGTAGCATATAATGGAGAATATTAATGACAATACTATGCAGTGGATGTAGTTTTACTATTGGCAGTCACAAAGATGAAAACAACCATGATGTTAATTATAGGCACTGGCCAGATTTTATTTCACGAAGCAGAAATGTAGCAGTAGGTGGTGCAGGTAATAGACGCATTGCTCGTACAATACTTGAAAATATTGATGACGGTGTTGAAAAGATGGAAGCCGTAGTTGTTATGTGGAGTACTGTTGAAAGATATGACTTCTATGATCCGCAATACAATATATATAAGGCAGAAGGTGCAAGTTTTACAGGAACCAAAGAAAAATACCTAAAATATTTTTATACTGACTTTAGCCAATTTGCAAAAACATTAGAATATATTCTGCTTATACAACATATGTGTAAAGCAAGAAATATACCATTAGTAAACTGTCATATGGGTGATATAAATTATAATGATTGGGATATGGATAATGCATGGGGGGTTGGAGTAGATACTCTTAACTTAAAAGCAAGAAGATCGTTAGCACTAGAAGAACGCAATACTGTTAAAACTTTCTTTGAAAAATGTGAAACAAAAGAAGAAGTTGACTTTGTAACAAAGTTATGGCAACAGGTAAATTGGGATAATTGGGTATATTGGAAAGAAAAAGGCGGTCTCTGGCAGTACACAAACGACACAGGTTACCACTGGGTTGCATATCATCCACCTGANATAGCACATAAAGAATGGGCTGAGAAGNTTATAATTCCAAAACTTAGAAGTTTAAACGTAAAAATCAGATAAGTAATATGTATAGATTTCAAAGGGGAATAAAATGTACGAATACAGAGTAACTGTCGTTAAAGTAATTGACGGTGATACAGTAGATGTAGACATCGATTTAGGTTTTGGCGTATGGATCAAAGACGAACGAGTAAGAATTATGGGTATTGATACACCTGAAAGCCGTACTCGTGACAAGGACGAAAAAGTATTTGGACTGGCTGCAAAAGCAAGACTTAAAGAACTTTTAAGCAAACATGCAATTCTAAAAACTCAAATTAACAAAGATGGCGAAGATATGAAAGGTAAGTTCGGACGTATACTTGGTGATTTTATTGTTGAAGAAGAAGGAAAAGAAGATACTCTTGTAACTAAGGTTATGATTGAAGAAGGTCATGCAGTGGAGTATTGGGGACAAAGTAAAGATGATATTGTTGAAGCACATATGAGAAACAGACAAGTGCTAATTGACAACGGTACTATTACTTTGGAGACAAAAGAGGACTAATTGCTAAAAATAGCTGTTGTACTAACAGGTGAACTTAGATATATAGATTTTTGTTACAAATGGTGGCAAGCATTAGTTGAAATGTCAGGCTATGATGTTGACTTTTATAGTTGCACATGGCCTCATTTAAACAATGCAACACTTGATATTACTCAACGATCAGTTATTGAACAAACTTCGTTGCAACAAACGTTTCCTAAGTTCAGTTTCAAAACATATACAGATGATATTATCTTTGATTGCAATATACCACCTGAACTAACCAAGTATGTTCTTATTAGCCCACATAAGATACCTTACTATTTTGGCAGGATTATGCATTTNGATCAAACAATGCAACACAATGATATGAGCAAATATGATGTAATAATGCACAGTAGATGGGATTGTGCATTTCGTAATAGTAACTTCTTTATAAAAGTAATTGATCATGCCGTAGACAACATTGTTGTTAATGGGTTACAATGTGATAGAGGATTGTTATATAGTAGTGATTGGGCAGTAGCAGGACCAAGTGCAATAATGCAGGAATTGTATTGCAATAAGTTACAAGAATACATAGACTTGTTTATGCATTACTATAAAAAAGACTTAACTACTGCTTATAAGTACTTAATTGGTCATAACATATATACAACCTATATGCAAAATCAGTTGTGTACAGTCAGTAATATAGACTTTGACGTAACACTAGTTCGTAAACACAACGAACAGTTTAAATTTGATGACAACACATGGGCAAAACTACTCAAGTTGCATATAGACACAACTACGCCAAATTAAAAGGTTGACAAATCTCCAGATTTGTTGTACTGTTAAGAGTAATTAATATTTTTGGAGATATAAATGCGTTTTTTCATAATCATCTTAACCTGTTTCTGGTCGCTGAGTGCATCGGCAACAGAACCTAAAGCCACTGACTATACATATACTAATAAAGACCCTGAATTATTTTGTTTAGCACAAAACATATTCCATGAAGCAGGTACTGAAAGTTATATGGGTAAAGTTGCAGTTGCATTGGTAACATTAAACAGGGTACGAGACAGTAGATATCCAAATAGTGTTTGCAACGTTGTTAAACAAGGACCAACTAGAGAAAGTTGGAAAACAAAAAAGACACCAGATCCTAGTGATGCTGAATTTTATCCAGTAAGAAACAAGTGTCAATTTAGTTGGTACTGTGATGGTAAGGATGATAAGATACCACGTAATGCAAGGATTGGTTGGAAACAAGCACAAGAAGTTGCTATGTATACATTAGTATTGCATCAGTTCAAAGGACTAGTCGAAGGAGCAACACATTATCATGCAGATTATGTTGCACCAAATTGGAGACACCATTTAACTTTAATTGGGAAAATTGATAGACACATTTTTTATCGTTGGGACTAATTAAACCATATTATGACGTGATTTAGCCGGGACAAAAACCCGGCTTTTTTGTTGGGTATTGGCAAAAAGAAGATAATTAGTAGTATAGAAGATGTCACTAAGTTAAGTTTGGCAGTCAAAAACACAAAGGTGTAATAGCAATGAAATACTTTCAGGTTGATGTTACATGGACGAGTGGTTTAACACACACATATGGTGTGAATGAAAAGGTAAAACCAACTGAGCAACTAAAACTCGATCAGTACACATATTTAAGAAACTATAATATTACAGAAATAGACGAAGTAATATACCAAAAACTAAAAAAGTAATATTAAACAGGCACGTTGCCTGTTTTTTTACGAATTAGGTTGACTTTTGGTGTAGAAATGTGTTAAATATAGTATATGTTATTCGCGATTCTCACATTACTAGTCGCTTTATCTATATCGGCGATTGCCGCCTATTATAGTATCGTTGGACTAGCCGCAATTTTTGCCGCCGCAGTAATGCCTATTATTCTTATGGGTGCAGTACTTGAGGTAGGTAAAATTGTCAGCACAGTTTGGTTACACACCTTCTGGAAAAAAGCACCTACACTTACTAAAGCATATTTGAGTACAGCAGTATTCATATTAATGTTTATTACAAGCATGGGTATCTTTGGATTCCTTAGTAAAAGTCATATTCAACAAACGGCACAATCACAAGATCAAATTGCACAGATTGAAGTTATCAAAGGAAATATTGATAGATCTAATAGCAAGATTGAGAGATGGTTACTAGAAGTTGATAGACTTAGTACAGGTACAAATACAAGAGTTGATACACTAGTTGACAAAGAACAAAAGATACTAGATAACTTATATAATCGTATTGACAAAGAAAAAGGCGATGCAAGAAAGCAAGCCGACAAAAATATACAACTACAAAACGATCGTATTAGTCAAGCTCGGCAACGTAAAGAAGACAATATTAAAAATATTGAGCTAAAGTATCAAAACAGTTTTAGTAGTCAAAAAAAATCAAAAGAAATTGATCAAGAAAAGAAAAACGAAGTAGGTGTGGCTGCCTCTGCACAACGTGAAATTAGAAAAATACAAGGTGTGCTAAAAGACCAACTTGACGCAATAGATAACAAGTATGCCGGTCAAGTAGAAGCAATAGCAGATAGAATTGACGATTTAAGAAATCAAACTAATACAAAGACAGACAATATAGATGGTAGAGTAAATGAACTTGAGAATCTTGTATTAGCAGAACAAAAAGTAGTTGACAGGTTTAGAAAAGACAAAACTGCTATAGAAAGTAGTTACAGACAACTTGAAGCAGAAGTTGGACCAATCAAATACATTGCAGAATTTATCTATGGGGAAGATGCTGACCGTAACTTATTAGAAGCGGCAGTACGTTGGGTTATTATAATTATTGTTGCAGTTTTTGACCCACTTGCCATTATGCTGGTATTAGCCGCCAGTATGCAAATTAGATGGATAAGAGAAGAAAAGCACGGCCCGGAAGCCAAAACTATACGGATTAAGGAACTAGAAATGAAAATAGAAGAGTATAATGAGTTTTTACAAAAACTTGAAGCAGAGCTCGATAGACTTACAGAAGAGGGTGAGGACAAAGATGGTCGTATCACTGAACTTGAAAGTGCTATTGAAACAGTTAATGCTGACAAAGATAAAGCAGTAGAAGAACTTGAAAAACTTTTAGAGAAAAACAAAGACAAGTTTGGTGCTATTATTGATGGGCTCACAGAAGACATTGGTGAAAACAAAGAAGAAATTAAAACACATAAGCAAACAATAAAAGACTTGAAAGCAACTATTAAGGAACTTGAGAATAAAGAGCCTGAGATAAAAGAAGTTGAAGTCGAAGTTGAAAAACTTGTTGAAGATGAAACTAAGATTAAGGCTGCTGACGCACTTCGTAGAGAAAAAGAAGCAGAAGCAAAAGAGTTAGACAAACAAGTTAGAGCACGTGATGCCGCAATGGAACGTCTAAACAAAAAATACAAATTAGTTGAAAAGCCACTAACAGAACAACTTATGCCAATAGCAGATGACGATGAAGATGATGATGAGATTCCGCCTGCGGCATTTGGTAGTATTTTTCCAGACAGTCCAAAGAACGGTCAGTTGTTTACTAAAACAGATGTGTTTCCACATTCATTGTACAAGTACAATGGTAAGAAATGGATTGACGTTGATAAAAACGGCACAGATAGTTACTTGACAGAAGAGTATGTTAGACACTTAGTTGAAGCAGTAGCAAAAGGTGAAACTGAGCTCGAAGATCTTACTGATCAAGAAAAACAAGAAATGACAGACTTCTTATCAAAAGGTTAGCATGTCAGAAGTAAATTTAGTTACCTATCCGGATTTTGATCACAATAGTGATTACAAGATATGCCTAGTTGCTGACACTCCGTCAGCAGTTGAGCTACTAGACATTATCGAGCGATTTAAAGGACGAGTTAGTATTCATTGTATTACACATGATGTTACTGACTTTGACTGGATCGCAACAACAGTAAATGCAAGTAATTTTACATTTATAAATACTTGCACAAAACAAGCTCATTTACATTTAGGCTGGATTCTTGGAAGACCCAACGTTTGGCATAATATAAAAAGTGCAGAGATAATTAATGCTAAATACTCAACAAGCATATTAACTGCATATATTAAACATTTGGATCACGAAGAGGAAAAAACAGAGTATGGCGTATAATCGCAAATTTGATAGTAAAAAGAATGAAGCCAATTTTGGTGATGGATTAACAGTAACCGTAATAAACAATGATGTTGCAAAAGCAATTCGTAAACTAAAGAAAAAAGTTAACAATGAAGGTATACTGCAAGACTATCGAGAAAAGCAATACTTTGTAAAACCAAGTGAACAACGACGTTTAGCAAAAAAAGCCGGACGTAAACGTTGGTTAAAGAAAAAGCAACAAATAGATAGCAATTAATGACAATTTTCACATTTGGTGATAGTTGGTCAGCAGATTGGCAAGACTGGACGCCATGGCCTCTTGTGCTTAAACAAAAGCACAACATTACGACTACAGCATTTGGTGTACCCGGAGGTAGTAACGAGCAGTTACTTGAATTGGTTAGTAATACCTCTATTGAATTTAAAGACACACAAGTTGATAAATGTATAGTTGCATTTACAAGTATTAGTAGAATTACAATTAATATGGCAACTAATATTGAACTATGTGTTGCCGCAGACTATTATCCTGACAAATGGTATAAAGAAGCTCAAGCACAAGTATTTAATGATGTAGGCTTAACTGATTTATTGCACACTACAAAATTTAAACTACATGCAATGAAACGTATTATACATGATACATGGGGTTGTGATACTATATTTGTTCCTGTGTTTGAAGATTGTGAATACTGGAGAAATATGAATAAGGACATTATTGATGTACACAACTCAAGTCTTATAAACATATTACATAAACATGCAACAGGAAGATCGTTTACGTTTGATGCTCCAATTTATGAAGTTGGTTTTTTACAGATTGTTAACGAATACGGCAATGAGTGGGCAAAGAAACATTTAGACAGTAACTATGAACGTGCTTACTTTGAAAGAACAGAATTTACAGATAACAAAGACTACTTTGATGACACTAGTCACCCAACACAATTAGGACATGATGTGATTGCAGAATATTTTGTAAAGCATCTTGACATTGTTGATAAATAGTAGTATAATAAAGACATATAGTGCAAATGGTTTGTACTATTGTAACCGGAACGCCTAAACGGGTTCCAACATATAAATCTTGCTTATTATAAGGAGAACTAAAATGACAAGAATTACCTCACTGGACTTAAATCCATTCTACCGCAACTCAATTGGATTCAATCAACTTTTTGATAGAATTTCAAGCAACATGGAAGCGGCATCACAACAAAATTATCCACCATATAACATTATCCGTAAAGATGATGAACACTACTTTATTGAAATTGCAGCCGCTGGTTTCTTAAAACCAGATATTGCTATTACTATGGAAAACGGTACGTTAACTGTAACCGGTGCCCAAACTAAAGAAGATGTTGATGGATTAGATGAAGCAGATGGATATGAGTACCTACACAAAGGTCTCGCAAATCGTAACTTTACTAGAACGTTTAATCTTGCTGATTTCGTTGAAGTAAAGGATGCTAGTCTGAATAACGGAATTTTAAGTATTCACTTAGAAAAGATTATTCCAGATGCAATGAAGCCAAAAACTATTGAAATAAATTAATAGTAATGATAAATAGATGTGAAGGGTTTTTAGAAGTTGGAACATACCCTTCACATTATTTGGTACTTATATTATGAAACAAAACATTTTCTTTAAATGGGTGATTCTATTGAGCTTTACCTTTTTTTCTTTCTTCGTGTTGTACATGTTTGACATGTGGCAAGCATTATGGAGTGCCGACCAAACCAAAATCAGTTTTCTTATCCTAGCAATCTGGCTAGTGAGTTCAATAAGTGTACTAGGGTACATACTAAAACCAACAATCTTTAATCTTGACGTATTATGGTTCAGCAGTGAGAGTTTAGTTACTCTTGGCTTAATCGGTACAGTATGTGGATTCTTAATGATGCTGTTTTCAGCATTTACAGACATAGATGTAAAAAGTACGGAAAGTTTAACAGAAGCATTAACGTATATGGCAGTGGGCATGAGTACCGCCTTAAGCACTACGTTAGTTGGACTAATTACGAGCTTACACCTAAAAACACAACTAGTATTGATTGAGACAGGAACACATGATAAGGAACAATCCCAAGTATAGTAGCAGTTTTGGATTTATAGATCTGCTATTTAATTTACTAGTAGGGTTTGTATTTCTGTTTTTTATTGCTTATTTGTTAATTAACCCAATAGCAAAACAGGGTGTTATTACCCCTCCTGATAAGGTTCTTATCAATGCAGTTTGGGAAGATAAAAGTAATGCAGACATTGATCTCTGGATGGAAGATCCTGAAGGAAATGTAATGAGTTTTCAAAATAAAGTTATACCTGGCGCTCATTTAGAAAAAGACGACCTTGGTGAAAGCAATGATGCAATATGGGTAAATGGTCAAAGAATCGTATCTCCTATAAACAGTGAAACAATACACATACAAGGTTTAATCCCAGGTGATTATTATGTTACTGTACATGCATATAATCTTCGTAACGAAGGTTCCAAAGTTGTTGATGTTTCATTAAAAACACTTGATCCATATCGTGACAAAGCAAACAGAAGAATTACACTTATACAAAGTGGACAAGAAATATGTATATGGAAGTTTACTATAGATCAACTGCAAAAAATATCTGATGTACAAAATTGTAATAGACAGTTAGTAGTTGGAAGGCTTACACAAGAATACGATACTAGTATAAATAGACCTATTAACAATGAATTACCACCAAGTAACACAAGGATACCATAATGTTTAATCTTGCATTTTTTGATCAATGGTTTTATCATATTGTAGGTTGGCCTTTTATAATTATTTTCCTATTAACTTTAATGTATCTAAGAGTTAACTGGAAAGTAACAACATTGCTAGTACCTTTTACTTTGGTGTGTTTAAGTTGGGTAATGTTTGACTTAGAGAAAACAATGGGTCGTCCATACTATTCAATGCCACAAGGTAAGTTTATGTATATACACCATATTGAGATTGGCGATAAAATAGATTTATTAGTGGTTGACAAAGACGGAAGTAGATTGTATACTATAGAGAATAGTAAAGAAACAAGAAAGCAGTTAAACCGTAGCAAACAAAAAGCAAAAGCAGGAATACCACAAGAAGGCGAATTTAAGTTAAAGAAAGAGCCTAAAGTAAGAGGTGGTACCTCCGGTGAAAAAGAACTTGTTATATATGACTTGCCCGTACCTAAGCACTTGAGAAAAAACTAAATGACAGATACAAAAGAAATTATTAGAACTGAAACAAAAATAGAGTTCAAGGAACCTAACTTGTGGAAAGTTATTGTACTCAACGATGAAATAACAACAATGGAGTTTGTACTTGAGATACTTACTAACTTCTTTAGTTATGATGAAACCGGTGCAATGGAAATGACTCTAAAGATACATGAAGATGGATCGGCAGTAGTTGCAACATACCCATATGAACTTGCTGAACAAAAAGGCATTGAAGTTACACTAGCAGCCAGACAAGATGGCTATCCGCTAGAAGTTCGCATTGAAGAAGACGCCTAACCAACCAATCCAAAATCTATAAAATAACGGTTGACAAAACCGTATTTCTCTGCTACATTTATAATAGTAAACTTAAACATAGGAGACAATAATGAACTATATAGTATGGGCAACGGCATTTTTAATTTCACTTAGTAGTGTTGCAAGTGCAGATAACAAAGTAACAGGAACTATTACTAAGAGTTACAAAGAAGTAATTACTCAAAACCCTTATACTGTTGAAGTATGCAAACAAGTAGCAGTGAGTGGTGATAAAACTGGTGATACACTTAAAGGTGCTATTATTGGTGGTGTTATTGGTAACAATGTTACAAAGAATGTAGACAACGGTGGTGCCATTGGTGCAATTATTGGCGGACTTATAGGTAACTCTAAAAGTAATGCAACTGGCGGAACTAAAACAGTTTGTCAAGTTGAAACACGTTATAACGAAACAACAAAAACTGTTTATAGTCATAGCACAATAGAATTTAGAGTTGATGGTTATATTCATAGACTTAGATTCAATCAATGATATTAGACAATATTAACAATATTGGCGGAGAGGTAATCAAGGATAACGAGACTTACCTCCTGCGAGACAACAAACTACTTAATAACTTAATATTAAGTAGTACTGAATTACACCCTAACAAATCAACTAACGGACACAGACACGCCGGACAAGAAGAAGTATATCATTTTGTAAGAGGTAGCGGAACAATGGATTTAGATGATGCTACTTTTCATGTAGGTTCCGGCGACATTGTACTAATTGAAGATGATGTATTTCATCGTGTACATGCAGGACCAGAAGGTTGTTACTTTGTATGTGTGTTTGATGGAAAGAGGAATCATTGAAAGTTGGAATAACTTTTAGTACGTTTGATTTACTTCATGCAGGGCATATAGGTATGCTTCGCGAAGCAAAGACGTACTGCGACTACTTAATTGTTGGACTACAAAGCGATCCGACTATAGATAGACCTGACACAAAAAACAAGCCAATACAAACAATGGTAGAACGTTATGCACAACTTAATGCATTAAAATTTGTTGACGAGATTGTACCTTACCAAACAGAAGAAGACGTAATTGATATATTACAACTATTTCAAATTGACGTAAGATTTCTTGGTGACGAGTATAGAGATAAAGATTTTACAGGCAAGGATGTATGTCGTAAAAGAGACATAGACTTACACTTTAACAAACGTGATCACAGATTTAGCAGTAGCGGATTACGACAACGTGTGTGCGAGAATCAATCACAATAGAAGAGGAAAACCTTTGAATATGAAAATTATTACAGGAAATGCTAATCCTGAATTAGCAACAAGTATTGCAGATCACTGCTTTGCTAGTCTAGTCCCTGCTAAAATTAGTACCTTTGCAGATGGCGAATGTAGTATAGAATTTTTAGAAAACATCAGAGGCGAAGATGTTTTTATTATTCAGAGTACAAGTAATCCTGTTAATGATAGTTTAATGGAACTTATGATAATGATCGATGCGGCCAAACGTAGTAGTGCAAGTCGTATTACTGCTGTTATACCATATTTTGGCTATGCTAGACAAGATCGTAAAAGTGCAAGTCGTACACCTATTACTGCAAAACTAGTTGCTAATTTAATTACAGTAGCAGGTGCAGATAGAATACTTACAATGGATTTACATGCAGGACAAATACAAGGCTTTTTTGATATTCCAGTTGATGACTTGACAAGTAGAACAGTATTTGCAAAAGATATTAAACGTACTATTGGTATTATTGATGATCCTAGTGTTGAGCAAGTAGGCACAGTATTTGTATCGCCTGATGCAGGTGGTGTTGTTAGAGCCCGTAAGTTTGCTGACATGTTTAATGGTGATATTGCTATTGTAGACAAACGTAGACCAGAAGCAGGTAAAAGCGAAGTTATGAACCTAATAGGTGAAGTGGCAGGTAAACATGCTATTCTAGTTGACGATATTGTTGACAGTGGTGGCACACTATGTAATGCCGCTAAAGCAATTATGGATGCTGGTGCAGTAAGTGTTAGAGCTTATATTACACACGGAGTACTAAGCGACGAAGCATGCCAAAAAGTAGAAAAAAGTGTACTAGAAGAATTAGTAGTAACAGATACCATTGCAGATCGTTGTCCAAAAAATTGTAAGAAAACAAGACAAGTAAGTGTTGCACAACTAATTGGTGAAGCACTAAGACGTATTACAAACGAAGAAAGTGTATCAAGCCTTTTTGCATGAGAGACAGATAATGGCAGAAGAAGTAACAACTACAGAACGCACTATGAGTAAAGCCGGGCATCTTGCCATGGAGTTATCCAAAGAGAAAAAGCGACTGCAAACAGAGTTAGAAGAACTTCAAGAAGAATTTGATATAGTCAAACCTACTACTCCTACTGGCACAGTAGATTGGTATGTAAAATGGTGTGCAACATTATTAGCAGTGGCTGGTGTATTTCTTATTAGTGCTGACTTAATGATGTACGGACAACTTGCATATATCAGTAGTACACTAGGATGGATTTATGTTGGAATGCAATGGGGAGATAGAGCTATTATGATTGGTAGTAGTATTAGTGGAACAGCAGTTGCTATGAACTTAGTAACGGCACTTGTGGAGGTAGTAGTAAAATGAGAATAGAAACAGACTTAAAATTAGATTATAGTAATGTTTTAATTAGACCTAAAAGAAGTACACTAGGTAGTCGTAAAGATGTTAAACTAACACGCCGTTATAACTTTCGTCATTATCGTCCTGCTGAAACATTTATTGATGATGGGCAGGATCATTATCACGGTATTCCAATTATGGCATCCAATATGGACGGAGTTGCTACATTTGANATGGCAGACAAGTTAAGTGCNATGGGTTTGTTTACTTGCTTAGTTAAGTCGTATACAGTTGATGAACTTGTACAGTTCTTTGATGCTAAGGATTTTGAAGTACTAGATAGACGTGTTGAGAATGTTGCATACAGTATGGGCATTATGCCTACTGACTTAGAAAAATTTGATGCTGTAATGAATAAATCAGCATATGGGGTTAAATATGTATGTGTTGACGTTGCTAATGGATATAGTACACGATTTGCTGATTATATTAAACAGTTAAGAACACGATATAATGATATTGTTATTATTGCAGGAAACGTAGTAACAGGTGATCAAACACAGGAGTTGATTCTTAGTGGAGCAGATATTGTTAAAGTTGGTATCGGCCCTGGTAGTGTTTGTACTACTCGTCTACAAACAGGAGTGGGCTACCCTCAACTATCTGCGGTCATTGAGTGTGCAGATGCAGCTCATGGTCTTGGCGGTCATATTATTGCTGATGGCGGTTGCAGTACTCCCGGAGACGTGGCCAAAGCATTTGCGGGCGGGGCAGACTTCGTTATGTTGGGAGGAATGTTTGCAGGGCACGACGAAGGTGGGGGAGAAGTTTATACCCGGCACTTTGCAAGTGGTGAAGCAACATTATTAGATAATGGCAACTATATGCCACATTACGAACAAAAGGCGTTTGTACAGTTTTATGGCATGAGTAGTAAAGCCGCAAACGATAAACACTTTGGCGGATTACAAGAGTATCGTAGTAGTGAAGGTAGAGATGTAATGATACCTTATCGTGGACCTGTTGAAACAACAGTTAATGATATACTAGGTGGTATCCGTAGCACTTGCACCTATGTAGGCGCTTTAAAACTAAAGCAATTAAGTAAGTGTGCAACTTTTATAATGTGTCCAGATACACACAATAGAGTGTATGAAAACAACTAAAAGTAACAAATATTTTATAACAAGGTGCGTTAAATTAACGCACTTTTTTTATTACTTGCATTTCGTGTTATTTTATGCTAATATAACATTAATGCTTAAAACAGTATAATAAACTTATAAATTATTTATTAGTGCTATACGAGCAAGGCTGGTTTTACAAAATAACACTAAAAAAACCATGCCGTAAGGTATAAATAGATGTGTAATAAGAAAGAGCGGCATCAGCTCAGAAAAAATGATTGGCACTGGGAAAGACTAGGGCGGTGGCTACGCCAAACAACAGACTGACAGTAGCAAAGACTACTGACGCCGGAAAAGACCGGGGTATTGCTTTCCTCAAGCATATAACATATTAACAGGAGAAAAGAAATGGCTAATTCGCTATCTAAAAATCTTGTGGCAATGTTTCGTAACATGTTTGATTCGAGAAGTGCTACAGAAAAATACCTAGCAGACGCAAAAGACTTATGTGATTTAGAATACAGAATGAAAAAATTACATACAACACACGGAAGGTTTGGATTATAAAATGACAACAATTACAGCATCATATTGTTTTATATGTGAAAAAATTGATCTTGCACTTAACAAATTTGTAAACGTTTGTGAAACTGCAGGAACGGCAAGAGCAGCATCTCAGTTATCCGCAATGGGATATCATGAAGAAGCAAAAGCATTAATGTTATCAATTGGCAAGGAGACTAAATAATGGCAAAAGTTATTAGATCATATGTGCCATCAGTAGTAACATTAACAATAATGTTTGGCATACTAACTTTAACTTTTTATCTTAATGTGGCAACTTACGCAGGAATGTAAAATACTAAAATGGTTAAAGAACTGAAACAATTATGGAAAGACATATTCAGTAATTATCATCCAGAAAATACTTATATGAAAGGAGATTCATTGAAGAAGATGAAACAAGATCCTAACAAACGTATAGATTCAGATGGTATGACTGATAAAGAAAAAATGGATAAGGGCTTTTCAAACGGCACTTATAACATTAACGGAAAAGACGTAGACTTCTAGGAGATTTAAAATGTGGCCCTACACTGAAGAAGAACAAGACTGGTTGTCCTAGTATTAATTAAAGCACCGTAAGGTGCTTTTTTTATCATTAAACTACCAGTGAATTTTTGACGTATTTCCTTTAAATACAGTTGTAAGTTTTAAGGGGGATAAGCATACTATGATTGATCCAATAAGTGCCATAGCCATGGCCACGACTGCATTCAATACTATTAAGAAAGGTTTTGAAGTAGGGCGTGATATCGAGTCCATGTACAGTGATGTAGGTAAATGGATGGGTGCTGTATCAGATATTGATCAAGCCGACAAGATGAATAAGAAACCACCGTTGTTTAAGAAAATATTTGCAGGTTCTTCAATTGAAGAAGAGGCTATGAATATCTTTGCGGCTAAGAAAAAAGCAGAAGCAATGGAACAGGAACTTAGAACGTATGTTAATATGGTTCATGGTCCTGGCAGTTGGAATGAGATTGTAGCACTACAGGCAACAATTCGTAAAGATAGACAAAAGGCAATCTATGCACAACAAGAACGCCAAAGAGAAATAATGAATATTATTGGTATAATAGTACTAGTAGGAGTTATTGGTGCAGTAGTTGTTGGTGGAGTTATGATGGCTGTTGATATGTTTGGACATCCAAGAACGTGGTAGAGCAACGAGTTTTAAATTATTTTAAAATATTTTGTGTAATAATATTTACTATTTGCATAACTTTAATATTCTTTTGCCCGACTAACAGTCCTTTAGCATCTGGTAAAATGTATGAACCCAAAGGCAACAAAAAAATTTATGGAAAGACAAAGCAACTAACACGACAACAAAAGATTCAACAAGGTATAATTATTGTAGACAAAATGACTCTTTGTAGACTTAAGAAACGTGTTAAGACTAGGAGTGGCCAAGAAGTTTGTATATACGAAGGTGGTAATAAAACATTCCAAATGGTCGTTGAATACTCTTGTCCTAGAAGTTTCCAGTGTAAGTATGATCCACATAGCAAAGAACCTAATATAGATTCAGTAATAGATAGCCTTAACGAAATCAAGGACTAGCAAATGGTTTTCAAGCATGACAATTTTGTACTAGATCTAACCAATTCTAATAAAGCAAAGTTATACAAAGATGGTAACTTGGCATTCTTAGGAGATGGCTATAGAGCAATAACCATGCTTATAGCAAGTACAGAAAATCCAGGACCTGTCAAAAACAAATTTAAAGCACAACTTGAAATGAGAGAAAAGCCTAAGTTTAAAAATAATGATATTGAAGACTTAAGAAAAGAGGCTTACTTAGAACAAGAAAAACTAAATCAAAATAACAAAAAGAAAAGACGATGACGCATACTTTTTTATTAATAGTGTATTTAGGTCAGAAGATAATAAACCAAGATATGTACTTTAACGATATTGATAGATGCAAGTACTTTGCCGAACGCATGAACAAGCAACCAGCCGTTCCTAATAGAACTGCAGGAGAAGATGTTCCAAAGACTAGAAAGTATGTTGCAGTATGTGAACCTCGTAAAGTGGATCCTTCTACAACAAAAATTTACTAATACTATTAGTAAGGAATTGGTAATTCCTTCTTATCTAAATCGTACTTCTTAATCTTATGTATTAGTAAGGTTCTTCCAATGCCTAGTTGTTTAGCGGCATGTGACCTATTATTTTTTGCTTTAACTAATGCATCAGTTATCCTGCTAGTTTCTAGAATAATTAATTCATCAGTTAAACTTATCTCTTCAGTCTCTAAGTCATCAAAGTAACTTAATGCTTCCCAGATTGCTTCTTGTTCACTTTGATTATCGATACTTTTTTCACTCATTATAGCCTCTTTTACTGGTTATTAGGTGTAAAAATATTTACATCTTGTATAAATATACTTGTATTTAGTTCTTAGGGGAGTTCATTTGTGATAATACGTTTCATACTTACAATATTAATTTACTTTTCAGTTACAGTTTCCTTTGCCGCTGATCCAATAGTCACGAACAGTACTTCTAATAGTACGGTAAGCACAACAGGAAATACTAAAACAACAGTTAAGAGTCCGCCACCAAGTGCAATTTCACCGAGCATGAACAATAGTAACAGTGACCTATGTACAGTAGGTATTGCCGGGGCCGTGCAAACACAGATACTAGGTATTAGTGCTGGTTCAACTGTTAGAGATATGAACTGCGAAAGGTTAAAATTAGCCAAAACAATTTACGATATGGGAATGAAAGTTGCCGCAGTCAGTGTTATGTGTCAAGATGTGCGAATCTTTAATGCTATGGAAATGGCTGGTACACCTTGTCCGTTCTTAGGAAAGATTGGTGAAGAAGCTCAGAAAGAGTGGGACGCCCAACCTCAGTTAAAACCCGTTAATGAAAAGGATAAGTCCAACAATGACAAAGTCAAAGGTGCTGCAATGGGCGTTGGTAGTGTTTTGTTGCTTCTGCTTCTCCTTTAAGGTTTTTGCACAAACAGCCTCGCCGACTAATCCGGTAACAACAAATCCATATACATTTAATACAAACAATGGAACTGTGGGTAATCCTACTAATGGTTGTCCAAGTGGCACTAGTGCTCTGATGGTTACTAATAGCGGTGCTGGAATAAGATTTGGTGAGTGTGTTAATACGTTTGCAATGTCATACGCAATTAATCAAGCACTACAAGGCACTGGCGTTAGCATAGACAAAGTTCATTATCAATGGAAGTACATACATTGTTTTAACACAAACGTTAATAACAACGAACATTGTAATACAAACATTGACAATCGAGTAAACACAACAACAGGTGCAATTACTGATAGTACACATTGGGATGAACTTGTTGTAGTTGTAGAAGTAACTGACAGTAGTGGCAACGTAGTTGAAACTAAAACTTGGACTATGGATACATGGTACGACTGGCTAGCAGCCAACCCTCACAGTAGTAATGAAGTTAAAGAAGGTTCAACTTATTGGCAAATTGAAGAAGGCAATATAGAAATTTATAACCATATTGATAAAGTAGGAACTATACGCACACCAAACGCCGTAGGTGATGTGCGTTTTAGAGTAACAGGATCTGATCAAGGTAATTGGGATGGATACTATGGCCCTATTATAAAAGATATGAAAACTTGGTTTACATACAGAGCCAATCCGTGTGCCGATACTGCACTATATGATCCAAGTTGCCCGGGTTACTCCGAAGCATACGCAACATGGGAATACAACAATAACTGCAATGCTAGTGCTTTATACGACTCGGGTTGCCCTGGGTACGCAACAGCATATTATAATCAACAATGCACTGCTGATCCACTTTACGATAGTGGTTGTGATGGTTATGCATCAGCATATTACAATCAACGATGTTCAGCAGATCCACTATACGATAGTGGATGCAACGGTTATGCAGCCGCATACTACACACAACAATGTACGCAAAACCCCCTTTACGACAGTGGATGTGATGGGTACGCGGCTGCATATTATACTCAACAATGTACTGCTAACCCATTATACGACAGTGGTTGTGATGGATATGCAACTGCATATTTTAATCAACAATGTAAGGCAAGCCCATTATATGATGCGGCATGTACCGGGCACTTTGAAGCACAATGTGATGCAAGTGCGTTATACGATATTAGATGTACAGGGTACGACATTGCATATTTAGAGCAACAATGTATGTACAATCCACAATATGACACAACTTGTGTAGGTTATGTTGCACCAGTGGTTGATACAAATCCAGTTGACGAAGGTACTGGTACTGGTGATAGTATTGTTGATAGTGTTATAGCACTACCAGTTGACATACCAGAAATGATTATACTGCCTCCTGCACCTGCACCTGCGCCACCTCCTGTTGTTGTAGTTGTTGTGCCAGTTGAAATTGAAGTAACACCAGTTGAAATTACATTAGAAGCAGAAATAGAAAACGAAATTGCAAATATAGAAGTAGCAGAAGCAGAAGTATTAGAAGTACCAGAGTCTTCTACTGAAGAAAACAATGCTGAGATATTAGTAGAGCCGGTTGAAGAAACAACTGAAGAAAATACTGAAGAAGTTGTAGTTGAAGAACAAACAGAGCCCGACGAAGAAAGTGATCCAAGAGGAGACCAAATTAACGAAACGGAAGAGGAAACTACAGAAGAAGTAGTAGTTGAAGAAACAACTGAAGAAGAAAACACAGAAGAAAACACAGAAGAAGCAACAGAAGAAAAAGAAGAAAAAGCACCTGTTGTAGTTAAAAAAACTGTAAAAAAGAAAGTTAAGAAAAAAGTAGTTAAACTTACTAAAGCACAAAAGAAAAAAGCCAAAAATAAAAAGATGAGAGAAATCATCAAAAAGAAACTGGCATTATTGGCAGTTACAATGGGTAAAGCACAAAGTTTAGAAAACCAGCAGGCACTACAAGCACAGATAGCCGCGTTAATTAACTTTGTTCCTGGCTTTAATGCATACGGAAAAGTAACAATACCGGGTGTAAACTTTTATCAACCTGAAGCAATATACCTTGAAAAGAAGGTTCCAGAAAACCAAAGAGGTTTGAGAAACGGACTAGCACAACAAATACTACATGAAAAAATGATAGACATGCAATACGAAAGGTTAACACAATGAGCATACTAAAATACGCCGCTGGTATTCCAGCAGTCGCTGCCGTTGTAGCCACGATGTATGGGGGATTAAGTTACGTCAATGGGCTACAAAGCACAATTGAACAAAATGAAAAACAGATAACACAAATAGAAAACGATATAAAAAATAATAAGGTAGAAATAACAAGTAGAGTTACTGCTATCGATGAAAAAACAAAAGATAAAATTACAGCACAGTTTGAAAAAGTAAACATCAGACTTGATGGTGTAGATGCAATGTACAAGCAAGGCAGAGAAGAGCTATTGCTTGAAATGACAGAGTTTGCTGGAAGAATTGCAAGAGTAGATGCAATAGTACAAGCATTAAGAAACAGTACACATGAACTGGCAAGTGAAGCAGAAATGCGAGGACTAGAACAAAGTTATTACAAACTTAATGATGCACTTAATCAATTAAAATACGATATTAAAGAATTAGATCGTAAGTTTAATGGAGGTTACTAATATGAAGAAATTTTTACTAGCGACTGTACTATGTTTAGTAAGTACTAGTGCCTTTGGTGCAAATGAATACTTCCAAAGCGGAAGTTCACATTGTGAAAGTGCAACACTAGAGCCATATGTAGAATGGCGAAAAAATGAGAATACGGGCACTGGTACTAGTATGAGTGGCTATGATGACGATTCGCAAACATTTGGTTTGAGAATGAGAATACCAATCGGTAGTACTTGTACAAAAGAGTACAAGCAAATAATGATAACAAATGAGTTATTAAAGCAACAACTTGAGATGCTAAAACTTTGTGCTAGGTACAAAGATCTTGAACTAGGCGAGCAATTTGCTGAAGTAAGAGAAAAGTGTAAAGATGTTAAAAAGAAAAAGATACTAAAGGAAATAAAAGATGACTGAACAAACTGAAATGGAAATTGCAGGTGTTAAGTTTAAGGGTGGCAAGATATTCCTTGTGCTAACTGCATTAACTACTGTAGGTGGTGGTCTTTGGGCAGGATTTGAATTCTACAAAGACTATATGGATATGAAAGCAATTATTCAAACCATTGACACTGATGCAATAGAGGCACGAAACAAGCAACTTGATATTAAACTTGAACAAGCAATAGATTATACACGTGATATTAAAACTGGTTTAAGAGATGACATATTAGGCATTGAAAAACAAGTAGATCGCATGGAAGATAAACTTCGTAAGTCAGAAGAGATACAACGTAGTATTATACAGAATGCCGAAGAACGTTTTGAGAACAAACGTGATGCACTACAAAATGATTATAATCAGTCAGCAAACCGTTTAAAAGAACAGTCAACACAACGTAGTGATGATATTGCGGCACAAGTAAAAAGAGAAATGAAAGAACTTGAGTTACGTCTTAATAAACGTTTACAAAGAGCTTTAGATAACCCTCTTGCTAACTAGATAAGTATTTGTATGAAAAATACAAATAAAAAAATAGTAGGAATTAACTTAGGTTGGGAAAAACAGTCTGTACCAGCAGTAAAAAAGACAAACATAAAGTCTTACATGGCACGTCAGATTGCAACCCAACCAAGTAAACCTACAAATAAAAAGTAGCAACTATAGTGAGCGGCTTGATCGCCGGCTTGTATCCACCAGAACTGCCTCATGGTATTGTTATAATTTAACTTATGTATAAGCCATGTTTTACAGTAGTCTATCTGCCAGTGTAAGAACACATCTAGCAATCCAATTAGTATTGCAGTAGTAACATCAGTAAACAAGATTAGTACAATAAAAGTACCTATGCCGTGGTGTGTACTATGCAACCAAAGTTTCTTACCAAAGTAATCTCTTTTAGTTGATCCTTTGATATATCCTTGCAATCCTAAGTCAGCGATTGCGTGTTTAATTAGTAGTAAAAATAATATAGTTGTCATTAATTCTCTTGACTTTGATGGAAGATGATAGTATTATATAAAGTATATATAAAATTATTTATACTGAAATTAAAAGCATAAGTAATAGTAGTTAATTCAATGAGGAACTTTATGTTTATTGTTCATGGTAAAGAAAAAGCAGACGCACTAAAGATTAAATATACAGTGCTTACACTTGACACAATCAAATATCCAGAAAACAAAGATCCGGTAACATTATATACAGTTATCGATACAGGAAAGCTCAGTCTTGAAAGTATGTCAACACTTGAGCAGTTTACTAATCTACATGAGAAACTTATAGAAAGTCTAGAAAAGCAACAATGGATTTACTGTAAAGAAGCGATTAGTTTACTTAGAGGACAGTTTGGTGGACAAGTAGATAGTTTTTATGACCATGTATTAGAGAGAGTACCAAATGCTTAATATACACATTGTTGGTAACGGAACAGAAACATATGCAGTAAGAAGTTTACTCGAAGCAAACGAGATAAAACTTCCAGATACTATCAAAGTAAATATCTTTGGTGAGTATTACTTTAAGAGTTCACTTATCTATACATTAAATAATTATCTTAAAGTAGAAGATGTGATAAAGGCAGCCGATATTGTTATTTGCACAGATCCTATCTACGAAGATGACGATATTGTTAAATTGTGTGCAGACAACGATAAGCCACTATTTTGTACTTTTACGTTAGAGAATAGTTTGGTGGATCCTAACACTATATGTATAGACGGTTTAAACGTAGCCGAAGCCGCTTCGGATCTTTGGATTAACAGATTACTAGATGTAACTAATAATGTTACTAGTATTGAACATTTTTACGGATTAAGTAAATTATTTGATACTGGTGAAAATGCACTACCCGGAATTAGTATTGATGAATACAGAGCGGCAACACAACGTATATCCGGACAACCAAGACTTATAACTTTAGGTGAAAAGTATTACTATGCAAGTGAAGTAGCACATGATGTTGAAAATGACATTCCTATTACTTACAACTGGATCGTTGATACTGATCAAATACAAGCAGATAAATTAGATACACAAAGCGAGTTTATCTTTCACACAGTAACAAGAACTAAAAAACCAGATGATACTACTGAATTTTTAACACGAAGCCATATGGCTTGTACAAATGCAAGAAGTTTAAGTGCATGGCATTATATTAATGCATGTGTGACTTGCAGTTTTATTTACATGTATATGGCTAAACAACTGCCAACAATAATAACAGATTATAATGCAGTTGATCATAATACATTTAGCAGTAATATCTATGGCAACAGATTTAGGATTGCATAATGAAATTAACTGATACATTAGTAGAGAAGTTAGTAGAAAAGTACGACGCTGATATTGAAAAAGGTGTTGAAGATGCCAAAGATAAGAAAGAGTCATTAAAGGACTTTTATAGGGATTGGAATGTTAGTAGAGAACTTACATCAAGTAAAACACTAGCAGTAAGTACAATTGACAAAGAAGCAATGAAAAAGTTATATGCACTTAGGGACAAACATGAAGATGAGTGGCCTGACAATGCATTGGAGGGCGGAGTATTTCAAAACTTGCCACCAACACCTATTAATGACAACGAGTCAGAAACATAGGGTAACTTAACTTAGTATATTAAATATACTGAAGATGCCGCAATAGCTCAGTTGGTAGAGCAATGGTTTTGTAAACCATAGGTCCCGAGTTCGAATCTTGGTTGCGGCACCATTATTGGGGGATTAGCTCAGTTGGGAGAGCGATACGTTTGCAACGTATAGGTCATCGGTTCGAACCCGTTATCCTCCACCAATTTTTGATAAGTACATATAACTTAAAGGAACATAAAATGGCCGAGTTTACAAATGTACTTGAAGATAGACATACAACATTTGCTTGGGACGAAGACAGAATACCAAGTGAAGAATTATTACTAGATGTACTAAAAGAAGTTTACACACATATACCTAGCAAAAACTTAATGTTTTCTTATCAAATTCGTTTGCTAAGAAACGATAATCCAGAAATTCGTAAAGACATAATGATGATTTGTCAACGTAATGCTAGTCATAACATTCAAGAAGATAGAGGAAATCCACAAGTACTTGCTCCGTGGCTTATAGGCTTTAATGCAAGATGGGTATCTGACTTAGAGAAAAGATATGAAACTACTTCAAAGAGAGGTGAGTTGGACGGATTTGGAACAGACCAAAGACGTACAGGTGGAACAGATAAACTATCACAAGACGAAGCAAAATTACTTAGTCTAGGACAAACACAAAACGAAAATATTGAAATTGGTATTGCAAGTGCATACATTATGTTAGCAATGGCTAACAGAGGCATACAAACAGGTATGTGTCAGAACATATGCAAAGATTACGAGTATGCTGAAAAAGTATTTAAAGTAGATGACGACCCACGTGGTATGGACTTTAGGTTTATTATGGGTGTAGGATACGGTAAAGATATCGATACACACCATGACTATTTTGATCCACGCATTGGACAAGATAAGAAAATCCCGTTTCCACCTGCAATAGTAGAAAAAGTTTATCCAAGACCTGAAATGCAAGATATTATTAAAGTAGTAACATGAACGAAAACGATTACAGAGAAATTTGCAATATAGTAGCAAAAGTTATAAAGATAGATGCTAGTACAGTATCATTGACTAGTAGTATTGATGACTTAGGCGGAGATAGTTTACACAGAGTTGAAATTATTATGGGACTAGAATCAAAATTTGATATAAGCATACCAGATGACTTTACTAATAGTTACACTACTGTAGAGCATTTAGCAAAGTTTATCCAAGACAATACTTAATACGGACAGTTGGCTGAGCGGCTTAAAGCGGGGGATTACTAATCCCTTGTACCAGCAATGGTACCGTGGGTTCGAATCCTACACTGTCCGCCAATTTATAAATAGTATGCAGGCGGGCGTAGCTCAGTGGTAGAGCATCTCGTTGCCAACGAGAATGTCGAGAGTTCGAATCTCTTCGCCCGCTCCAACAAAGGATTTATAAATTGAGCACCACATCTTTTTGTTCTGCACTTTGGTGGAACGTATTTTACAAAGAGTTTCCTATACCAAGTATGAAACCTTGTTGTAATTGGGAAGGGCCAAGCATTACATTTGGCAAAGATGCTAAACCTGAAGATCTTGTAAATCATCCTGATATGGTACAGTACAGAGAAATGTCCTTAGTAGGCNAGTGGCCGGATTCTTGCATTAGATGTAAAACAAGACAAGAGCAAGGTTTAAAAAGTTATAGAGATACTGAAAACACAAGAGCAAACGTTACATCACCTAGACAGTTAAGAGATGCAACACCTGAGATAAGAACAATAGATTATCGTGCTAGTAACTTATGTAATTTAAAATGTAGAATGTGTAACCCTGCTGAAAGTTCACAGTTGTATTCAGAAATGAAACAACATCCTGAGTTACAAGAACACTTTTCACACCCAGTTATGTCTCCTAAAATGCTTGAACTAAGTGATGCTTATGAGAGTAAAGAAATAAACGAAAGTGTTGCTAATCATGAACTGTTTAGTAAGTTAGAAGAATTAAAAATATTTGGTGGCGAACCAAGCATTGATGCTAGTGTACATAACTTAATAGAATGGGCAATCGACAACGGGTATAGCAAAAAAATAAGATTTCGTTATACTACAAACGTAACAAATACTAATCGCAAGTGGATGGAATATCACAAGCATTTTAAGAATTACAATGTTAGTTTTAGTTTAGATGGCTCTGGTGAAACTTTTGAATATATTAGAACACCGGCTAAATGGAATACAGTTAAAAAATGCTTATTAGATTTTGTAGCAATGAGAGAAGCAATACCTAATAGAAGGATTAGAAAACAATGTCATTATCAAGCAAACATAGTTTATAGTTTGTGGAATTGTTTTACAATTAAAGATTGGCACAATGAATTAATTAACTTATTAGATGACAATAATGTAGGGTATAATCTTGCAATTAGTTTTAGGGATAATCAAGCAGTACATCTACTTCCACAAAAGTATAAAGACATTATTTTAGAAAGTGCCGACCAGTTGCCTGAAAGTAAGTTTAAAACTTCAGTAATACAACTAACAAATAAAAATACACCAGATGACTGGAAGCAACAATTAAATAGATTTTTTGAGTTTTCATTAAAGTATGATAAGATAAGAAACACAAGTATTTTTAACCTGAGTCCTGTGTATAAGGACTTGTATAACTATGTAAGGGAAGATCAATGATACATACAATACAACAAATGATGGACAAAGTTAGTGCTATGCACGGATTAGCAGTTCTTTGTCACAGAGAGAAGTACGGCAGAGCAGATGGCGTATACGACTTTGACAAAGTTAATGACTTAGTTGAACAGATACAAGCAATGGCAGGCGATGTCTATAACGACAGAACACAGCATCCAAAAGTTGCTAACAAGTTAAGCAACCGAGAAAGTGTTTCTTCATAAATAAGAGTACATAAAAATAGTTAGAAAGTTAAATTTATGACATTAAAGCCATGGTTCTATGCTGTAGATGATTTATATCAACAGGACAAAGACAAATTTATGAAGTTAGTTGAGCTAAAGGCCGACATAGTAACCAATGTGATGGCACTTGAAGCAGGCTCATATATGAGTTGTTGTGTGATGGGTTTCAATCCAATACTGTGGAAACTATGCAAAGACTATCCAAACTTTGAGTACAACATGGTATGTTACGATGACCAAGAAGTAGCCTTTGCAAAACAACACGAAGACTTACAACACATTAATTGTTATACTGCTGATGAGATTGAGCCTACAGGACAATTTGATATAGTACTTGCACTAGACAGTTATTTTACACGTTTTGGTACAGAACAAGCTCAAAAAGATGCAATCGCACTAGCACACGGATTAACAAACAATGTACTAGTAACAACTATCAAAGATTTTAAGAATATTAAAAGTATTGATCGTTTAATTGATCCACCGATGGTGATCAACAGTAGAAGTGATAGTCATGTGTTTGTTTGTCATAGAGAATGGAATGCTCAAGATAAACAACGTTTTACAGAAATCATGTATCAATTAAGTGATGGTGAAATGAAGTCATTTACAAAAGAAGACAAAAGAACACTATACTTTAAGCAACTTGCAAAGTATATACATGACTTAGGTTGTTCAAGTTTTAAAATTAGTCAAACACAATTTTATAAAAACTTGTTTAGTAGAAGTTACGAATACATAGCAGTAGCACATAAGAAATAATATAAATCAACGAGGACATATATGTCAGCAGAGTTATTCACGGCTCTCAGTAAGTTTGTTACTGAAACAGTCGAAGCACAAGTCAATAAAGAATTAGCAAAATTTAATGTACAACAAACAGTACAACAACAAGCACAAGCAACAGTTACAGATTTACTTACTAAACTTGATATACCCGATAAAGGTATTAAAAGTTCAAGTATTGATTGGGACGGTTTTAGTTTTGGTACTAATATGGTCAGAGGTACTTTTGACAAGTTAACAAGTACAGGTTTTACTGATAATGCAGAAGGTATACAACTAACTATCGATGATAGAGGAGTTGTAGTACATCATAACCTAATAACAGAAACTACTAGTGCAGTAACCTCCCAAACAGAAAACATCACAGTTACAAACAATGCTGAATTTAATAATGCAACGTTTAAAGGTGACGTTAATATTATTGGAAAGTTAACTTCTGATAGTTTAGGTAGTTTACAAGAACAACTTAATGACAAACAATCTTATACTATTAACGGAAAAACAGTACTAAGTGAAAATACACTTGGACCTAGTATACTTGAAAGTAATCTTAGACGTATTGGTAATTTAAAAGAGTTACAAGTCGAAGGTGAAGTATTATTAGGCGATAGTCTGTATGTAAGTCCAACAGGCAGAGTAGGTATTAACACAGATGAACCTACACATGCACTAACACTTTGGGATCAAGAAGTATGTTTAACAGTTGGTAAACATCAAAAAGATACGGCAGTAATTGGTACTGAACGTAATCAGGATATACTACTAAAGAGTGGAACAAACAACAATCTTATACTAAAATCAGATGGAACTAGTGTAATTGAAAAACCAGTGTTAAATGGTAAAACATTTACAAGTTCTAGTATGGCACCTGGATATACAGGGCAACTAGGAGACATTTGTTGGAATTCTACACCACAACAAGGACAGGCTATTGGTTGGGTTTGTATTGGTGGAATTCAATGGTGTAACTTTGGCATGATAACATGACAAACATTGGCTTTGTAATAGGCAATGGTATAACTAGAAAAGACTTTGATTTAAGACAGTTAAGTCATGCTGGTACTACATATGGCATGAATGCAATACACAGAGACTTTTTTCCAAATAATATACTAAGCATAAAACGTACTCATTTAATTGAATTGTTAAATTGGAATCTTGAAGGACGTTTATATGTACATACTAATAATTCTTTAGTAACATTAACAAAAAATCCTAAACTTGAATTAATACCAAGTATACCTATAACTCCTACTCATCCAAATGAAATGGAAAACATGTGGAAAACAGGACCGTATACTATACTGTTAGCGGCTGAACGACATGATATAGTAATATGTCTTGGAATGGACTTTGGTGGTGAAAACATATACCAAGATTCAGATAATTATTGGCAGGAAAATAAGACAGATTATGCACCACATTTGCAACAAGTGTTAAAGACAGTTCAATATTATGATGATACACAGTTTATCTTTATACGAGATTCTGAAACAAATGCAACAGTATTACAGTCTGAACCTAATGTGTCTTTTGACACTTACGACAATACTATAAATATGCTCTTGACATAACTCAATAAGTGTGCTACATTAAAAGCAATTACAGTTATATGAAGGTTACAAATGTTCAAGCAAGATGTAAAAAGAGTTGGTTTCGCATGTAAGTATATGCATCCTGATCAAACACAAAAGCCTAAAATCCTTAAAGAAATACAATACAACTACACCGAAGCACAGACAACAGTTGCATGGCTTAAACGCCAAACAACAGAAGTTGCTGAGCAAAAGATGTGGGATATTATGGAACATAATATTAAAAGTATGTACAACTTGATTGAGTGGGTAGGCAATCAACCAGAACACCTACGTATGGTACGTTTAGGCAGTAACCAGTTGCCTATGTACACACAACCTGACTTTAGATACTTTTGGCAAAAGCCAGATGTTAGAGAAGTATGTGCAAAAGGTTATGCACGAGCAGGTGAAATTGCTAGAAAATTAGACGTACGAGTAAGTATGCACCCTGGACAATTTTGTGTCCTTGCAAGTGATACACCAGATATAGTAGAACGCAGTATAGAGGAGTTTGAATACCATGCAGATATCATCAGATGGATGGGCTTCGGCCAATCGTTCCAAGACTTTAAATGCAATGTCCATATCTCCGGTCGTCAAGGTCCAGCCGGCATTAGGCATGTCCTCCCAAGATTATCTTCGGAGGCGAGAAATACTATCACGATTGAAAATGACGAAAACAAATGGGGAATTGAAGCGTCGCTTGAACTTGCCAAAGACGTACCACTTGTGCTCGATATACACCATCACTGGGTCAATTCAGGAGAGTATATTGAACCCACCGACGATAGATGTTCTCGCATAATTGACAGTTGGCGTGGAGTACGTCCTGCAATGCATTACAGTCAGTGTAGGATTGATTACTTAGTTGATCATCCTGCTGATGTAAAACCTGATATGGAAACATTACTTGAAACTGGATATAAGAAACAGAAACTTCGTGCCCATAGTGACTACATGTGGAATGATGCATGTAATGATTGGGCCATACAGTTTAATGAACATTTTGATATTATGGTAGAAGCAAAGTGCAAGAACCTTGCAAGTAAGCAACTAGTAGAGACAAAAAAAGCGACTCTAATAAATAGAGCCGCTTAAAGTAAATACTAATTATTTTTATACATAATCAGGTTGGATTAAAGTTACTGTAAAACCAGCAGCCTCTAATGCAGTCTTGCTTGAATCAGCATCATCTTTACGTGAAGATAAACTTGCCCATCCGGCGTCTGTCCACTCACGTGTGTATACTAATGTATCACTATCCGCTAGTGTAATTTGGAAACTAGATAAGTCACCACCATCTTTTGCACTTGAGTACCATGCTTTATTCTCGGAACTAATTGCAGCCTCTACAGCAGTATTTGCCTCAGTTGCAGTTGTCCAACCAGCACCACTCTTAGAGATAGTTATTGTTTGATTCGCCATTTTATTCTCCTTAAGGAAATCGTTTGTTCTTTATATTTTGCAAAATGTAGGAAATAGCATTGCCTACAATCATATTTATCTTTTTCAGTTGACAACTACTATATATTATGCTATATTAAGTATATAAACAATTAGAGGATTACCTTATGGATATAATTACAAACAATGCCCCTTATGTTGCTGTAGTACTTGCATCAATTATAGGTTACTGTGGTTACTGGTTAGGACGTGACGCAGGCGCCAAAAAAGCAGGATTTTTAATGCTAGATATGTTAGAACAACAAGGTGTAATATCTTTTGATAAAGATGGTAATCTAGTTACAAAGGGCTAATGGATATACAAACATTACATGATGCTTGGAATATAAAGCCTGAATATGTATTTGCTGATGAATTTACAGGTTACGAAGACCTGTATCCTCAGTTTGACAAGTACACTAAGGAGGTTTACGATGCCGACCCACAAGGCACTATTGACAACGTTTTTACTCTTTACCGCAATAGGGCTATCGTACCTATCATATACTACACGGAAAGAGGCTTACTCGAAGCGGTCCACGGATTTCGTTCTACCGGATACAACGGAGTCAAGGGAGATGTTCTCGGTCTTGGGAATAACCAAGGCCAAAGAATAAATAGATTTGTATTTCCAAACATGATGACTGCTGAGCCTAAAGGTAGAGGAAGCAACAGTTTAAAAGATAGATTCTTTGATGATAAAAAACTAAAGAGAGCAATAAGGATTTGCTTTGAATTTAGACAAGGAGATAAGTTAGTATATCCTAACTTACTTAGAACTGCACTAGAATTAGTAACAGGTGAAAACATACAAAATTTTAAGGCACAAAATGCAAGAGCTATTGCTGAGCATTTATGTCCTGTTATGTTTGGTAGTGTGTATGATTACAGTGCAGGTTATGGCGGTAGACTATTAGGAATAACAAGTAGTAACATGAGATTTAATTATACATGTGTTGATCCTAATACAGATACTGTAAAGTATTTAAATTATTTAAATACAGTTATACAAGAAGCAATTGGTACCAAAGGCACTATAGTACAGAGTGTAAGTGAAGAGTACCAACCAGAAGGTATGGACTTAGCATTTAGCAGTCCTCCTTATTTTAATTTGGAGAAGTACAGTGATGAAGAAACACAATGTATGGTTCAGTATAAAACACTGGACGAATGGTTTGAAGGCTATGTTGCACCGACTATGGCAAATATTTATAGGGGCCTTGAAGATGACGGAGTCTTTGCCACAAACATTGCAGACTATAAGACTTACGGGCAAAAAGAACCTGTCGAGGTCTGCGAAAGATGGATCCAAACCGCAGAGAAGGTCGGGTTCAAATCTAATGGAATAATTAAAATGATGCTTAACACTAGACCTGGTGTTGGCAATAATAGACTAGAGAAACATTCAAAATGGGAGGGAGTATATGTCTTTACAAAGTAAAATAAAAATATCAACACATTATGATGATGAAGACGGTCGTAGACAAGCAGATGTTGTTTTCGTAAATAATGAGTACTATGCCGTAGACATGTACGAAGACGGTGAGTTGATTGAAACTAGAGTAATGAGAACAGGTGATAACTATCATAGTGCAAGTTATGCCGAGAGCGCCGCAGAAAACTGGGCATTAGGATATATGTAATGGAAATTAAACATAGCACAATAACACAAATTGATACAGTTATTGAAACTTATAAAAGAACAGAAGACACAGACATAACTTATGTATGTACAACTGACTTGGTTACTACTGATACTCCTGTAGATGTATTTTATAGAGCAACACCTCATCCTGCACATGGCAACAACTATTTTGGATTGTTGGTTAACGGAAGTGCTATTGAAATTGTAAATGCCGACATGGTTACTAATTTACATTTTGGTATGGTAGAAAATGATGATGGGTTACTTGAGTATAGTCGAAGTGCCAATGAGGCAAAAGCATTTAAAAACGGAAACACTATTTCAGGTGGTCGTGTAAGAATTAAAAGTAACGCACCTTGTGACATTTTTAAAATAGTTGATGGTAACTTACAACTAGAAGCAAAGTTTGACGATTATAATACAGTTGATGGCACTGAAGCACAGTAATGTCAACTTGCACCTATGCCAACAAAGGTTTATGTATATTACCACATGGTGATACAAGTCCTTGTTGTGTAATTAACGGTGAAAATTTAAAACCATTTACAAGTTTTGAACAGTTTTATAAAGACCCTGCATTTACTGAAGTAAGGCAGTTTAACGATAGTAAAAACATATTAGATAGTGTATGGTGTGATACTTGTAAGTATAGTGAACAAAGTAACCACATAAGTCTGCGTAAACGCAGTTTTGACAATCCTATACAAGATCAAACAGATGAAGTAAAGTTAAGATTACTTGATATTAGTTTTGGTAATACTTGCAATTTAGATTGTGTTATGTGTTGTAGTGCTTATAGCAGTAAATGGGCAAGTACACATGGAAAACTTAAAGAAGTTAGTGAAATAACAGGAACTGATACAACTCCAAAATCCAACACATTGAGTTATGAACATATTGATGCATTACTTAAAGCATCAGGTGATTTAGAACGTGTAATCATTAAAGGCGGTGAACCTTTATACGATAAAAAGTCATTGTACTTTCTTGAAAGATTCAAAAACTATAATAGTACTGCAAACGTTAATATGGTTACTAACTTAACAATGTTAAATGAGAAAAAGTTAAACATGCTAAAAACATACAACAAGATGAATATTATTACAAGTTGTGATGGTATTGGAAAAGTGTATGAATGGATACGTGGATACAGTTGGGATAAACTAGAACAAAACATTGACAAGTGTATTGATAACGGTTTAAGAATTAGTGTACAATTTACTATTACTGCATATAACATTGCACAATTAGAAACAATGTATCAACATTATAAAAACAAAGGCATTGGTGTAAATTTTATATTTGCAAATGAATCGTGGCTACATTACTCAAATGTTGGCAACACAAAGTTACGAAGAGTCATTGAAGAACTAACTGCACCTGTTACTATTGAAATGCAAGACCCGTGGAATGCAGAAGGTTTTGCTAGTTATACATCCATTATGAACAAACAACGTGGATTTGATTGGGCAGATATATGTTAGTAGGTTTTAGTTTAAGCCGTTGTGTGCGAGATATAGCAGACGGTAAAGTTAAAACTGATGATGTATTATGCATTATAACAAGAACACATCTTAACTTTGAAAACAGTAAAAGTTTTGATAAAATATGGCAAGTACATTCTCAGCCAACATTAATTAACTTACTAACACCTTTATGGCATGATTTAGATAGAGATGCAATTTACAACATAATAGATGAACTTTGGTTTGATGGCAAAATACATCAGCCAGCACAGTGGGTAGGAAGTACTCAAATGAAAAGACCAGCACCGTTTACTTGGATGGAATGTATAATTCCACCTGGTGAAGATAATCCAGCAGCTCATCAAGCATTTAAAGATTACAAATTAATATCCGACTTGACAACTTAGATAAATAAGTTTGTCGGAGGGCACAACCGTGCTCTATTAACTGTAGTAATTTTCAATTACTATTACTTTTGGTCGGGTCGTATAGATTTACCTATTTAACAGCAGAACACAATCCTCCGACAAATTCCAACAAGCAGAGAATAAATGAAAAACAAATATGTAAAAGCACATATGGCTGTTGCACATCAGTATGCAACACTTAGTAGTGCCGTAAGGTTACAAGTAGGTTGCATTATTGTAAAAGATAATCGTATTATTAGTATAGGTTACAACGGTATGCCAAGTGGTTGGGATAATTGTTGTGAAGATGTTATAGATAGAGAACGCAACGGTACACCAATATTAAAAAGTAAACCAGAAGTATTACATGCTGAAACAAATGCTATTGCCAAGTTGGCAAGTTGCAATGAGTCAGGCAAAGGTGCTACTTTGTTTGTAACACACCAGCCATGTTTAGATTGTGCTAAAATAATATATCAAAGTGGCATCAAAGAAGTTTACTATACACATGAATATAGGGCAAGTGACGGCGTTGACTTTCTTAAGCAATGTGGTATAAATGCAATACAAGTAACGGAGTATTAATTTGAATTTAGAAACTGTATTAGAAGTAGAACACTATACTGATAACTTGTTTTGGTTTAAAACAACAAAAAGTGATGAATGGAAAGATAAGAACTTTCAACCTGGTGAGTTTACAATGATTGGAATGGGTGACGAAAAATTAACTCGTGCATATAGTATTGCTAACAGTCCGCAAGATGATTATTTAGAATTCTTAAGTATTAAAGTACAAGATGGCCCGCTTACAAGTAGACTACAAAATATAAAACTACAAGACAAAATTGAAGTTGTTGTCAAACCAATAGGAACATTGTTACTAAGAAACTTAGACCCTGAGCCTTGTGTTAATGACAATGGAAGGCTTTGGTTAATAAGTACAGGAACAGGTCTTGCACCTTTTTTAAGTTTAGCAAGACATTATGAAGCATATGATTATTATAAAGAGATTATTGTTACTCACACTTGTCGTACTAATGACGAGCTCGTGTTCCGTGAGGAATTGGAAAAGCATGGGTGTAAAGTGTATCAATCCGTCACTAGAGAAGGACCTAACCCGGGTGTTGAACGGGGGAGGATTACTGAGCGAATCGCAGATGGTAGTTTGTTCCATACCCTTGGACTAGAACAAGATTGGTTTGATATTAAAACTGATAGAATTATGATTTGTGGAAACATGGACTTTAACAACGAGATTAGAGAAATGTTAGAAGAAAAAGGATGGGAACATGGTACAATGAGAAGTCCTGGACACTTTGTACAAGAAAAGGCGTATGTAGGATAATGTTAGACTTACATGGATACACAGTTAACGATGCATTTAAAAAGTTCAACGAAACAGTTGATCACTTTTATCATGCACAATATAAAAAGTTAACTGCAATAACTGGACATGGTGAAATCAGTAAAGAGATTCAAACATGGGCAGAGAATAATCAATACATTAGAAGTATTGAAAGACAAGACCCTAACAAAGGATCTTACTTAATACTACTTAAAAAGAAAAAAGTACAAGCAAGTGCAAGTACTGAAAAAGTAGATTTATCTCCACTATTACAAAAATTTAATGCACACAGACGCTAGGCTTTAAATAGTTCTAGTTTCTTTTCTTGCTTTTGCGGATCAACTAATTGAACCTCACCTGTGTTCTTTTTGTCATCTCCACGATCGCTATAAACAACTAAAAAATGTATGCCGTTATCAAGTGCTTCTTTTTTGCATTTCTCAACAAGATGCTCGTTGTATTTCATAACAATATATTGCCAAGTAATATTTTGCCCCATAGTTGTGCCAAGTTTCATAGCATCGATTATCATTTGAGAGTCTTGACCTTGTCTATATGTTTCAGCAACAGTAGGGTCACCATCAACACCAAATGTCCAAACAACATTTCCACCAATAGCAAATGCTTTTTTATACCATTCCATATTAGGTGCGTGTGCCGCCGTGTTTATCTTGATGCGTGTTTTTGGGTAGTTATCTTTTGCAAATTGTAATGCTGGTAAAATGTTTTTCCAATAAACTGGATCACTGTAATTACCACATAGTGTGATACCTTTAAAAAAGAATAAAAACTTTTCAAAGTTTTCCAGTGTTAATACTTGAGTATTTTTTAAAGAGTCATCATATTCGTATCTAGCAAACGATGTCTTATCATTAAACTTTTTGTTTCTAAAGCACATTTTACAATGTAATATACAAACACTACTGGTTTCTATATTAGGATGACCTCTAGTTTGAAATGCTAAAAAGTCATTGTAATAATCATACGTCATTAGTACATCTTTTTTTACATACTGGTAATAAGTCTTCTTCGTGTGCTAGTGCATCTACAAACTTTTTCCACTGTGGTGTTTTTAACACACTCCATATTCCTTTATGATTAGATAACTTTAATTCAGCATCCATAAGTCCATATCTCTCATGTAACTTATCTCTCATGTCTTTACGATTACACCAAACACAAGGCATCAGGAAATCTTCTTGCACATAGGCAAGTCCTTTAGGTTTACTTTTATCTTTGCGAACAGGGTTTCCGTCTACAACGTCAAACGGCATACATTGTGGTTTAAACATATATGTATTTATTATGCAGAAAAAGGTTGACAAAACTTGTATATGTGCTACATTAATATAGTAAGTTAATTAATAAGGAATACAAATGCAAAACATTCAAACACTTCCAGAGTTATTTAAAAGAGATACTAAGGGTAAAGTAAGAACTTTAACTATTCAATATGGTTACGATAGCAATGATGTTGCTGGTATAAGAAGTATCAGTGGTATTACTGATGGTAAAAAAATTACTAGTGTTTGGAATATGAGTGCTCCTACTAACGAAGGTAGAAGCAATGCAAGGAATACAGTTGAACAAGCAAAGTTTGAAGCACAAGCAGAATGGGATAAAAAGTCTGCTAAAGAGTACTTTACTACTATTGCTGATATAGATAGTTATGAGCAGTTTAAGCCAATGTTAGCACATGATTACACTAAAAGGCCACAAAGCAGTGGTTATAGCCAGCCTAAACTAGATGGCATTAGATGTGTTTTTGATAAAAATGGTATGTGGACTAGAGCAGGTAAGCCTATTACAAGTTGTCCACACATTTGGAATTCATTAGAAAAGTTTATTACAGAGAATCCAAATTTAGTTATTGATGGTGAATTATACAATCA